TGTATTTATGAGGCTTCTTACATGAAATGAGCCTTGGAAGAGGGGGGACACCCCTCCAAACGGGGTTCTAATGGTGTCGGAGGGGTGTACGTTTCGTGTTAGAAGAACTTTGAAATGCTTCCAATAACCTCAAATACGTTCATGATGCGTTCTACTGGGTATTCTTGTTCGTCATAGTCTGTCGTATTGATAGGGACGAAACGCAGCTTCTTTGGATCTGACGACCGTCGGAGTATCTTGATGGTGCGTAATGTATCAAGTACGACAGCGTAGATTTCCCCAAATTGAATGTCCTCCAGGGTGCATTTATGGAGGGCAATAATGTCACCATGGTTAATTTTGGGTTCCATAGAGTGTCCTGTGACATTACACCAGAAGTCTGCCTTCTCAAATCCTTGTATTACGATGTTGTTGGTCGGAATAGTTACTTGAGAATTGACAATCTCATTGAACCCACCTAAGAAGTCCACATCATAATAAGGCTTGCCTATGGCTGGGTTATATGAAACTTTAGGCAATTTTTCTTCCGAATCTGATTTTTCTTGTTTTTTTTCTTGCATAGTTGAGAGCATCTCTCCTCTGCCGGTAATTAACCATTCGACACTAATATCCGGGGCGTAAGCGAGAAATCTTGCAATGTTATCTTCGCTTATACCATTATTTTGCTGTAATATACCGCGGGTAACACCCGATTCCTTATAAAATTCATAGGGGGAAACCCCTTTTTGAGCCAGATAAAGCAAGATATTCTGCTTTATAGGCGATTTTTCTTGTCTTTTTTCTTGCATAGTCGAGAAATCTTGTTTATCTTTGCAGCGTGTTCAAGATTGAACGAGCGGCCAAAGATACGAAAAAAGGTCGAGAATAACGAATTTTTGCAATTAAAGAATATGAATGATACAGAAATAAAGGAGTGGCAGACGCAGAGCGTGAAGCACAAGGTGGCAATGGTTCTGATAATGGATGGTGTTAGTTTCAGCTACACAGAAGAGGACGGCATCGTATTCACAGCACCAGAATGTTATGTGGCGAGATTGATAAGACGGCTGATGTCCTGCTACGGATGTAGCGTTAGACCGAAGATAAACGAGGTAAAATGATTGCAGGATAACACGGAGACCCTGGGTGCTGCACTGGATAGTCAGCCACCGCACTGGATAGTCGGCAGGGTTGGCCTCGGATGACCGCGGGAAAGACCGCAGGAGTGGCAGGTTTGCCGTGCGCTGGATAGCCATGTGGGGTTCGACTCCCCAAGCTCCACCAATATGTTAATAATTAAAACAAGTGAGATATGAAAAAGTACATTCACGTAACAAAGGAGGTTCGTCAGGAACTGGCGGAAGTGTTCAAGGTGGGTGACCGCGCTGTGTGGAATGCCCTAAGTTTTGACAAGGAGCGTGGTGAGACGGATCGTGCAAAACGTATTCGTATGTTTGCCCTCCAGAAGGGCGGCATTGTGATGGTTGTATCACCAGAGATGGAAACGCTTCATGATTCAGATGACTACATGCGTCAGTATCTCCCTAATGATGTGATGCTTGAGTTCTCAAAGAAGGAGGATGCAGGTTGCGACGTGTACCACAAGGGCGTCAAGGTTCGCCATTACGACAAGGTAATGGTCAGTGATATACCAGAGATTCAGAACTGGGCTGCAACATTGAGATAAGGAGGAGTAAGTATGGAGTACCACGATAACAGACTTTGCATCTCGATGCGGGAACTTGTGGATGGCGGTGTGATGACCGTATCAAACTACAAGCAGCTCTCCGCACGCGGTCGCATTGATGTAGTGCGTCGTGGTGGAGGCTCTTCCAAGAACTATGCGCTCATCGCGGTTAGCAGTCTGCCCGATGCTTATCAAGACAAACTCAAGGAGATTTATCCGGACCCGTCGCTTGAGGTGCTGCTTGCCTGGCTTGATGCCAACTACGAGGTGGACCAGGCTGCTGTCGCATATTTCAACGACTGGCGCAACCAGTGCGGACACGACCACGCTACCGATGCTCATGTGAAGGAGTATGTGACCAACGCCAGCGTGCTGAATGCTTGTATCAAACTCTACAACAACGCCAAGGCGATACAGAAGACGATGGGCCAGAAGTATGACTGGAGCATGATGTCGCAAGCTGTGGAGGGCTACCGTATGAAGACCGGGCACACATTGCCTGCAAGTATGTTGCGCTTCCGCAAGAAGGTGAACGAGTACCAACGAGACGGCTACCAGTGTCTCATCAGCCGAAAGTTCGGCAACCAGGCAAGTCGTAAGGTGGATTACCGTACCGAGCGTTTGATTCTGTCGATAGCCGTGTTACCCAACAAGCCGTTCAATACCAATGTTTGGGAATTGTACAACTCGTTTGTGTGCGGTGAGCTGGACGTGTATGACCCAGAGACCGGTGAGCTTTTCGACGCAAGCGAGTGGACCGACAAGAACGGTGACCCGAAGTCGCTGAGCGAAAGCACCATCACCAACTATCTTAACAAGCCCAAGAACCGACTGTTTATTGAACACTCGCTTGACTCTTACACCACATTCATGCACGAGCAGATGCCACACGTTCACCGCCATGCGCCTGAGTTCTCGTTCTCAAAGATTTCATTCGATGACCGCGACCTCCCACGCAAACTGAAGGATACCAAGGCAAGGCCGAAGGCATACTACGCCTACGATGTCACAAGCCAGTGCGTGGTGGGCTACGCCTACAACCGCAACAAGAACGTGGACTTGGTTGCCGACTGCTTCCGCTCGATGTTCCGACTGATAGAAAGCAAGGGCTGGGGTTGCCCGGCACAGGTTGAGGTGGAGAACCACTTGATGAGTCAGTGGAAAGAGAGTTTCCTGAAGGCAGGAGTATTGTTCCCATTTGTGCGCTTCTGCGCCCCGATGAACTCCCAAGAGAAATACGCTGAGCCGATGAACGGTGCCAAGAAACGCCGTGTGGAGCATAGAAACCATCTCGGCATCGGACGCTTCTATGCCAAAGACAGACACTACCGCACGGAGGCCAAGAAGGTGTTTGATGAGAAGAATGACACCTATGAGGACAAACAGTACTACACATGGGAAGAACTGATTGCTGATGACATCCGTGACATCAAGGAGTTCAACAATACCCTCCACCCGAACCAAAAGAAATACCCCGGCATGACACGCTGGCAAGTGCTTGAAGCCAATATGAACCCAACGCTTCAGCCAATGGACAAATCGGTGTGGGCACGCTTTATCGGCGAGCACACAGAGACCTCCATACGCAGGAACAGCTACTGCAGAGTGGCGTATAAGGACTGGTGGTTGAGCAAGACTGAGGTGATGGAACGTCTCGATCCGAACAACTACAAGGTGGATGCCTACTATTTGACCGATGAGGACGGCAACGCAACCGATGTTTATATCTTCCAGAACGACCGCCTTATCGACAAGCTCGAGGACGTGGGCACGTTCAACACCGCCGATGCGGAGCAGACTGACGAGGACAAAGAGATATTCGTGAACCAGCAGAAGAAGATAGCAGCCTTCAACGCATACGTGAAGAAGAACGCCATAGCAAGTGTGGGCATATCCAAGGCTGAGCAGACCGCCCATGAAGAGGCTGCACCACCGCCACCGATTGAACTTCCACCGATGGAAAGTGAGCAGGAAATGGAAGTGACCTACCACATTTCTGACCCGTTGGCAGATTTATAGAATGATATTAGAATACAATTAAAATAACGTGAGACATGATAACGAATGAGAACAAGAAGCGGATATTGGAGGCTATAGCCACCAACCGCACGAACTATCCGAGCGATGCCAAGCACGCTGCTTCATTGGGCATCAGCACCTCGGTATATAGCGCCATCAAGAATGGTCAGACCGACAAGGCACTGAGCGAAGCCAACTGGATAACCATTGCCCGAAGACTGGGTGTGAACCTCAGAGGAGGCATTGAATGGAAGCCAGCACGCACCGCCACCTTCGAATATATCACCAAGCAGCTGGAGTTCAGCCAACAGAGCGGACTGAGTGCGATACTATGTGATATACCCAACATCGGCAAGACATTCACGGCACGCTATTATGTGCAGTGCCACCGCAACGCCATCTATGTAGATTGTTCGCAAGTGAAGACCAAACTGAAGCTGGTGCGCAAGATAGCTACTGAGTTCGGTGTGGGCAGCAACGGAAGATACAGCGACGTGTACGAGGATTTGGTCTATTACTTGCGCTCAATCGACACACCACTCATCATTTTGGACGAGGCTGGCGACTTGCAGTATGAGGCATTTCTGGAACTCAAAGCCTTGTGGAACGCTACAGAAAGATGCTGCGCCTGGTATATGATGGGTGCAGACGGACTGAAAGCCAAAATCAATCGCTCCATTGAGTGCAAGAAAGTGGGTTATACAGAGATGCTCAGCCGATACGGTGACCGCTACTCGAAGGTAACGCCCGACGACTGCAAGGAGCGTGAGAAGTTCCTGAAAGACCAGGCGAGCGTGGTGGCAAAGGTGAACGCCCCAGAAGGTGCGGATATTGCTACCCTTGTGCGCAAGTCGGGTGGTGGACTGAGACGAGTTTACACGGAAATAGAAAAACTAAAAAGAGTGCAGGCATGATGACAAAGATGGAAATGCAATATATGGACGCGGTTATACAGATAAACCGTCGCCAACGGAATAACGAAGTGGACTGGGAACAGCGTCGCTATGAATTGGCCAAGGCTGCATTATTTGTGGCTCCAGTTCTTTACCATGATCGTGAGGAAATGACAGCCGAGCACATTGCCAAGTATGCAGTAAAGATAGCGGACGCTGTTGTATCAGAACTTATCGAAACAGAAAAGTGATATGGCAAAGCGAGCATACAGCCCCAAGGACGTGGCGAACATCAAGTGCAAGGCACTTCCATTTGAAGGACAATGGAAAGACGTGTTCGGTCAGCCGGAAGAGGGCGACACATGGTTTATCAGCGGACCCAGTGCCAGCGGCAAAAGTTCGTTCGTGATGCAGTTTGCAAAGATGCTCTGCGGAATAGGCAGCGTGCTGTATGTGTCCTTGGAGGAGGGTGTGGGGCTGTCGATGCAAAGACGGCTCGCCCAGTTCAAGATGACCGAAGTGCAAGGCTCGTTCCGCATCATTACCGACGGTGACATCAAGGCATTGGAGGAACGCCTGGCGAAACCCAAGAGTGCCAAGTTTATCATCGTGGACAGTTACCAGTACGCATACGAAGCAGGGTGGGAATATTCACTGACCAGGGCACTGATAGACCGCTTCAAGCGCAAGACCTTCATTTTCGTCAGCCAAGAGGATAAAGGCAAACCCATCGGCAAACCTGCCATCAGACTGAAATACGCAGCCGGTGTGAAGGTGAGAACGCAAGGCTTCAGAGCCTACTGCCAAGGACGCTATTCAGGCAACGTGAGCGAATATTACACCATCTGGGCGGAGAA